TGTAGTAGTGCCAGTGACATTTGCATTACCAATTGTCAATAAGCCACTACTTAATGTGATAGAAGTATCAACAATATTACCGTCACTATTTGTTGTTAACAAATTACCAGCAGTGTGCAAAGTCTTGTTTAATGTAACATTACCTTGAATATTAGCATCTGTTGTTGAAAAATTGTTTGCACTTAATACATTACTTGCAATTGCAAATCCTGCAGTACCTTTTAATTTACCAGTACTGTCTGGGAATACAATATAGTTTGCAGTTAAATTGGTATCATACAAATCAGCAAAGCTACCGTAACCTGCAGCATTTACATTTCCATTTTCGTCAACTTCTAAATTACCGCCTGCAGCACTAAATGCATTTGTTACTTCAAATAATCCATTACCTGTGTACAAATTAGCATAATATGAACCACTAGCATCAAATGAAATTTGATCAGCGTTTGCCCAAACAAATACTGAATCATCATAGTTTAATTGTACATAGTCTGAACCTGAAGGTGCGTACAAATCAACACCATTACCACTACCCTGAACATTAGCACCAACTACTCCACCATTCTGAAATGTAATAGAATTTGCAACATTTGCATTACCTGTATCACCTACAAATGTAAACCCAGTACCAATAGTTACTGTATTGCTACTGCTTGCATCAAACTTGAATGCATCACTACCTGCTAGATTACCAGTATTATCTTTGTACTGTACATCCCATGAACTACCTTTAGCTTCAATAGTAGCATTAATAGAACCGCTGATTGTACCGGTCACATACAAATTACCGTAAATGTTTGCTTGACTATTATTTGCTAAAGCAGTACCAATTGTAAGATTCGATTGTGCTCCATTAGCAATAATGCTGCCTGTTGCAGTAATATTACCATTTGTGTCAATAACTACATTGCCTGTAGTTGATGCATTACCAATCTGCAAACCAGATAAGTTACCGACACTAGTGATATTTGGTTGACTTGCATTTACTACATTACCTGCATAGTTTGCATAGTTGGCTTGCTTAACCCAACCAGTAACATTGGCACCGGTGATATTACCTAATGTGTCACCTTCACCAATATAGTGCAATGCACGAATATTTCCATATGTGTTGAATGATACAACATCACCTGAAATTGTTACATTATCACCAAATGCAAATTCGCTATTAGCGGTATTCCATCCCATGAACGCTTCAAGCTGTGCGCCACCTGCGTAGTAAGATAAATCTAAACCACGATCTTTACCGTCATCACTAGTAAGTGCTGCGCCATTAGCGCCTGCACCTTGCTGTACGATTGGACCTTCGATTGTAACAGTTGTTGAGTTAACCGTTGTTGTTGTACCTAGTACTGTTAAATTACCAGTAATTGTTGCATCTGTGCTTACAAGTAATACATCATCAACTGTGAGATTACCGTAAACTCTAGAACTTTTTAATTTTGCCATTTTTATTTTCCTTTATGGTTTTCTAAGTTTATTGTGTATTACTTTTACGCTAATACTTGTGTTTCATCAAACTCGTTTCCAACTTGCAACGTACCAGATTTTAATTGTTTCATTGCACCGTTGTAAACGGTTGATAGTGGAGTTGCAACATCAAATGTTGCATTTCCTACGTTTGTAACTGTCTGGTTCTTACCAGAAGAGTCAGTTATTAGATGAGTATTATCTGCTACGTTTAGCAATAATACTGTGTCATCAAATTTATTAAAGGGTGCATACGGTGTGCTGAAGTTTTCAGTATACAATGCAGTTCCTTTAATAATTCTTATGTTTGTTACTTTACCAGCAAGCCAACCTGCAGTAGAAGAGTTGTCATTGGCATTTAGTGAACCAATTTCTCCACCAATACTAAATGGTCTTGATGTTTGTGAATTGAATGGGTTATTATCAGTAATCTTATTAGCACCATTTACATAAACTTTGGCTGCACCATTGTGTTTTACCAATGCTACGTGGAACCAGTAGTTTTGTGGAATAGAACCAATACCTGCATGAGTTATACTTGCACCACCGTTCCAATAGTATAAATCACCACCTTGTACTTCTACATTGTCTCCGTCTGGGAAACACCAAAGTCTAGTATAATTAGTTGAAGTTAAATAGAACCAACCTTCGATTGTGAAATCATGTGTACCAAATTGAAAGTCACTTGATCCTTGAACTTCTAATCTTTGATTTGTACCATTCAACGCAATAGAACCACCAGATACAAAGTTACTACTAATAGTTACTTCGTCAAATTCATCAGCATAGACAAAAGTTGATGTGATTGAATGTCCTGTTTTTGTTGTGCCGGTTTCGTCAAATCCACCGCCCAAATAAGACTGAGGTTCGGTGGCATATAACGTTCCGTCATTTTGCAGTCTTGCACCTATTTTCCTTGTCATATATTTCCCTTATGCGTTAAAATTAAAATCTAATCCTGATACAATATCATTGTAAGCCATGTAGACCTTTGAAGTTGTACCACCGTTGTTATTTGCTAAATGAATAGCACCACCTACATACAAATCCTGTTTAATTCCAACTCCACCTTCTGTTGTAATACTACCAGTATCAGTAGAAGTTGAATTCGTTGTACTATTTATGTACAGTTGGGTTGTGATGTTTAGGTTACTAAGATTAGCAGTATCAGCAAATAAATTAGAACTTAATATAAGTCCTGCAGTATTGGCTGAAAGTGTTTGTAATCCTATAGATACATTGTTTGTAACTTGTAGGTTTGCTAAGAAAGCAGTATTGAATCTAGCGGCAGTATTACCTAGATTAAGAGTTGCATCAGCATTGGGTGTGAGATTTGATGTGAGGTTTCCGGATAGGTTTAAGTCTACCGCTGCTACATTGCCAGTTAACGTTAAGTTATTGGCATTTATATTACTCGAATTGGCGTCTAACGTTATATTACCGGTGCTTAGGCCGGTCTTTACGTTAAAATACTTATTAGCCATAGTTCCAAACAATCCCCATTGCTAGTTAAATTTTTTAATCAGTTACATAAGTGCTTAGTAAGTTTACTTTTGTAGATGAAGTACTCCCTGTTGCATATAAACACACGTTACCACTGACGATATTACTAGACAATGTTATAATATCAGCATCCTCAAAAGCAGTACTTAAACTACCATAAATTGTGACAAAGCTGATGAAATCATCATGTAGTAACAACGCTTCCTGAGACTGATATCCGTCTGCATTATTAGCTGTTATAATGTATTTAGCTGACCTGTATAAACTAGTGGGGAATGAGTCGATTAATGTATCAGTTGTGACTGCTATACTGCTAGTATTATTGTATATATTTGCTACTGCTACTGAGTTTACTGATATGTTATTTGCAGATAAATTACCGCGAACCGTTGTAGTTCCCGATGTGCTTCCTAGAGTAACATTAGCCGCTAAACCAATGTTTACATTACTAATTCCAGTTGTGAATATCCCAGCGTTACCAGCAGAAACAACAATGTTCGCAGTATTTAAGGTGATTGTGTTACCGGTTACTGATAGGTTTGTTGTATTTGTATTGTTAGATGTTAGTGTTACATTGACATTAACTGTATTAGAAGTTACCAAATTTGCAGTAACTACATTTGCAATATTAGCATTACCAAATGCAATAATATCACCTAATTTTAAGTTGTCGTAAACAAGATTAACGTTTGCTAAGTCTACTGTACCACTCACTGGCTCAGGTACGTTACTAAACAAGTACCAATCATTGTCAACATGGTATCTTACTAGACCAGTATGTTGATATCCATTGCCGGGAGGGTTACCTGTAACTGAAAAATGACTGTAAAATCCTATTTCATAACTATATGGATAAGGTGTATCTGTACTCAAATATAGTAATGGATCAGTGACATCAAGTGTGGTATGAGTTTCTGATATAAGATTGTTTACATATATATTTCCACCCACCCAAACATCTTGTGTAACACTCATACCACCGGCTACAATCAATGCACCAGTTTCTATACCACTACTATTAGTAGTTCCACGTATATTTGCGTTGCCAGTTACTTTTAAATTTACCAAATCACCCACTGAAGTAATGTTAGGCTGATCTGATATTGTTACATTACCTGCATAGTTTGCAAAATTTGCAGTTGTAGCAAAATCTGCGGTACCACCTACAGAATATATATTTGATAGTAATCCACCGTCACCTAAAAAGAAGTTAGCAGTAGCGGCGTTACCTAAGTTTGCATTTGAGCTTACTATATTTCCAATAACTGTAAACAAACTAGTTGAACTATCAAATGTTAGATTTGCACTAGCACCTAATTTACTTGAGTTATTAAATTGAATTTGTGTGTCGCTACCAGCAGCACCAACACTAGCACCGCCACCACTGATAGAATTATCAACATATTCTTTGGTAGCGGCATCTGTCCCGTCAACAGGATCAACAACGTTTTTTAGTAACGTTTGTGAGGGGAAGGTGAGTGTTGCGGCTGCCATTTTATGAAGTTGTTAAAATAAATGATGCTTGAGTAAATCCAGTGAACCCATATATAGAATAATTATAACTTTGTCCGCCGGATGTTATTGTTTGTGTTCCGGTGTGACCAGTTGGATCGTCTACAATGTCAAAACCACCAAATACGTGTTTGAATGTGTGACTAGCCAAACTTGAACTATTACTTGGATAATTTGGAATAGCTAACCAAAGATAATTTGTTTTAGTAGTAGATGTAGTAGCACCTTGACCAGTTGCGTATGTATTACTATTATGTGAATCAGATACAGTGAATGTAGGTATTGTACTTGTGGGTGTTATTTTCCAGAATAGTGGGAAATACTTTGTTGCAGCACTAACAGTTCCATTTACTGTGCTAGGTATTGTTATGTTTCCGTATCCATGCAAACCTGCACCATAATAGTCTGATGTTGTTATTGTATAACTACTTGTACTATCTATGCTAGGACTTGTTCCACTAGTACCACCTGTACTAGATAAGCTTGTTGTACTTACTGAGCCACCACTGAATGTTAAGTTACCTGCACTTGCGGTACCTGTTACATTAACACTCCAGTTGAATGTTTGATTTAAGTTCCAATACGGGACACTATTAGTTGGGAAACTTCCGCTTATAGAATTAACAGAGAATGCTACTGGTGCAGTGGCTACCAAAGTAGTGCCGGTTGCAGTATAAACTCCCCTATCAGTTGTTAAATTAGCAGATACTGAACTGGTTACTGTCATCAATCCATTCGCTTCTGTATTTGCATATAGATATGTGCTTGGGATAGTGTATGTACCACTATTTCCTGTTAAATTAAGTGCCAATATATTAGCACCTGTTACTGTGCTTGTACCAATAACAATACTATCAGTTGATGCTATTGCAAAATTTGCATTAGCCAATGAAAATGTAACGTTAACATTTTGTGTATTAACAAGTTTAGGTGAAGCAACATAGTTAGCATATGCATCTTTGGTAGCACTACCAGCTTCTTTCCAAACATCAGTCATTGATAAACTAACAGGACCTAATTGATAAATTACAAATTTACCAGCTGGATAGTTAACTGGATCAGTATAATCCATACTCACTTGAATTGTAGACCCTGCAACTACATTTGTAATATTAGATGATACATTTGCATGTGCATTTGCAAATGAAATATGACCACTGCCATCTGTTTGTAAAAACTGCCCATCTGTACCACCAGTGATTGATAAATTACCAACTGGGGCACTTATGGTTGTTGCAGTACCGCTAGTAGCACTTACATTTGTTAATAAACCACCGTCACCTTGAAAGAAATTAGCATTTGCTAAATTACCTAATTCAGCATTACCAACTCTAATATTACCTAAATCATTAATAGTTACTACATTGTCAGTTACATTCGCATTACTTGCAAAAGTAAACTCACTATTTCCATGTTTCCAACCCATGTACGCATCAACTGGTACATTTGCTATGGGATCAAAGTAGTGAAGTATTTCACCCCTGTCTTTTGTGTCATCAGAAGTTAATGCAGCACCATTAGCACCACCGCCCTGTTCAACAATAGGATCAGTGATGTATGTTACTGTTGTATTAATATAATCTAAAGTTCCATTGACGCTTAGGTTACCGGCGACTATAGCATCGCCGTTAACCTGTAACGTGTTTGCAGTAACATTTGCATTGCTATCGATGACATCAAATGATTGACCTTCTTCTCCAACCGCAAAACCTGCTACTGATTTGAACTTTTTAATTGCCATTATTTTTCTCTATTATGGCCCAGTTTTAAATAGTTCTATACTGTGTTGTCCATACTGTATTTGTACTACCCATTGCAGGATCAACTTTCAATGATATTACTGTACCTGAAATTGTAACACTTAGTGTACCAGGAGAACCATTGCTTGTTGCAACTGTAGTTTCTGTATATTCTACATTTCCGTTACTATCGTGAACTGCTGAAACTGTGGCTATCTTATATTTATTGGCGCTAGTATCCTCACCTTTAATAAAAAATTCAATACCCCTAATATCAGTATTATTGACATCTACAGTTACAATTGTTTGACCAGGAGCAGCACTAGTTGAAGTATATTTAACAGCTTGTATTGTAGTACTACCGATATTTAGATTACCACTAACACTATTACCAATAGATGTATCACCAGTAACATTCAATGTACCGGTTACATTTGCACCTGTACTGTATACTACTACAACATCACTTGTACCATAAACACTCATGTGAATGTTATCGCCGGCATTTGGGATACTTATGTTACTATTACCATTTTCAATTTCATTAACGTTTGGACTAGATGTCCAATATACACTACCAGCACCATCAGATGCAAGAATTTGACCATAAGTAGTAGTTCCAGTAATATGTAAATTACCTATATCACCTAAACTTACGTCACTTGCAGTAGTAAAATCAACTGTACTATTTGCAGTTAATCCTTGTAGTGTACCAACACTATGAATATTTGGTTGACTGCTTGATGTATTATCAAACACACCATGGAAATAATTTGAAGTTGTTAAATTACCTAAATTAGCATTACCTGCAATTAAGTTACCATATGTGTTTACTGATATTGCTTGCCCGGAAGAGGTATATGTTACATCACTAGCAACTATAAATTGACTGCCTGAATTATCCCAACCCATAAACGCATCAACTGGTTGAGTTGTGTAGTAATGCATTAACAAACCACGATCTATATTATCGTTTGATGATAATGTTGCATTATTTGCACCACCACCTAATTGGATAATTGGGTCTTCAACTGCCATTGTAGTTGTGTTAACATATGTAGTACTTCCTGCTACATACAAATTACCACCTATAGTAGCATCATTTGTTAATGTTAATGAATTAGCACTTACATTATTAGCACCTGTTATATTACCACCGGTCATTGTAATATCGCCACCGGTGCCACCACTAGTAACAATATTACCAGAAACTGTTAGCGTATTAGATAATTTAGCAAATGTAAATCCAGAACTAGCATTTACGTTACCAGCATCATTGAATACAACCTGTGTATCTGATCCCGGTGCTTGTACATTACCTGTGTATGTAATAGTATTTGCAGCGATTGTACCAGTAGCAGTAATATTCCCAGTATTATCAATAACAACATTACTACCAGATGGACCAACTGTTATGTTACCAGTAGTTGTTACATTTCCATTAGCAATAGTTACGTTAGCTAATGAGTTACCTACAAATAGTTGATTACCAATATTTGCATCATTGTTAGCAGTAATATTTGCAATAGTTAATAGACCGGTGCCTGATATGTTACCATTAGTAATATCAACATTTGCGCCAAGACCACCAATATATAAATCAGTTGTGATGTTTGCATTAGATGCAGACAATACACCATTCAAATATGTTAATGTACTATCTTCAACTAATTGTCCGTCACCGTCAGTGAATACAATATAACCATTATGTTGTAAATTTCTATCGTAGATGGTTGAAAAACTACCAGATCCATCTGTATATATATTTGCACCAAATTCTACATCGCCATTATCAACATTTGCAGTAAGAACAATACCAGGGACACTACCGTTATATTGTGCAAACAATCTAAAATTGTTTGATGAATCTACATCAAGATTCCATGTACCGTCTGTTTGACCAGTAATGTTGTTTACACCTACAAAACCAAATACAACTTGACCACCTTCACCGGTCGTAGATCCAACAATCAAATCATCATTAGCATATACATAACCTTTTGCATCTACATGACCTGTTGCGTCTATATTTCCACCGAGAACAGTAATATTGCTTGTTAAGTTACCAATTAATGTTTGCGCAGTAATAGTTACATTGCCAGTAACAGTTAAATTAGAACTTGATTTTTCAAATTGAAAATTTGCACTACTATCTAAATCAGTGCCATTACTAAATTGAATGTAATTAGAAGCTCCGCTAGCTTTTAAGAAGTCCCAGGGTGTACCATTAGTATGATAGATGTTGTCAGTTAAGATACCATGTGAAGATGTGTTAGCAATATACAAATTACCAACTAAATTTGCATTACCTGTTGTAATGTCACCGTTTGCATATACTACATCAACTGGGGTCTCACCTACTGAGAAACCACCAACTGAGTTAAATTTTCTGATTGCCATAGTTTATTTTTCCTTATTCTTTATAGCTAGTTATTACTATTTTGTAAGATACTGTGTTAGCAGTCATTGGTGTTACAGTTAAGTTAACCATGCCATTGTTGTATTGTATCTTAAAATCGCCGACCCCAGGACTATTAACAGGGACATCAATAGTACCTGTCTCAAAGTATCCAACTTCTGAACCATACACACTTCCAAATAATTTAGTTGTCTGTCTTGCACCACCTTGACTATCTGTTGCAATAATTGTATAATCAATTGAACAAATAGTAGTAGAATCTAGTGAATGTAGTACTTGATCGATTACTTGACTTGATGTTACTGCATTCAATACACTTTGCTGAACCAATTCATTTGTACCTGATCCTATAGTAACTGTATTAGCTACTAAGTCTCCTGAAATCGTTACAAGTTGTAATTGATCATCAAATTGAAAACCTTGATTTGCTTGCGCATTACCAAACTTATTGTATAGAATATAATTATTTGCACCAGGTACACCGATATTACCTGTAATATTACCGTGAAAGCTTCCCAAAAACAATGAACTTTGTACGTTACCATATACAATCGCATCGCCTGAAATATTGATCTTGCCTATACTAGCAGCCGGAACAGTAAGATTACCATTCTGATCTAGAATAGGTATAGGAGGTATACCTACTGTATAACCACCAACTGCATTAAACGGATCTGATGCCATGTATATCCCCAAATTATCTTTATATGTAATTATTTATCATTTTTGGTTGATACATAGCTTGTGTGGATACAAAAAAGCACTCCGTAGAGTGCTAGATTGTAACTTCCCATCCCGAGTGAGATAAAAATATTTATCTTATTTTTGCCAATTTGAATGTTGAAAATATTTTCAACCACATGTAACCTATATCAAATTCAAACCAACGCTTGCTTAATTTTACACTTGCAGGATTCAAATGATGGTTGTTATGTAGTTCTTCGCCACCAATGATAATACCCCATGGACTTATGTTACGTGACTTGTCTCTTGTTTCACCATTGCGATATCCATACCAATGTGCTAGTCCATTGATTACACCGGCAGCCCAGAATGGTATCCACATCATTTGCACACCCCATATAACTATCCCAATAAAACCAAACAAATGTATACTAATCAACAACATAATAAGTATACCTAAAAAATTATACTTAGAATATACATTATGTTCTATCCAATCATCTGGTGTACCAACACCATATTTTTGAATCATATCTGTATCTTTAGCCGCTTTGCTATAAAGTAATGCACCTTGTGTCAATACAGTTAAAATGCCATACACATGAGGACTATGCGGATCACCTTCTTTATCTGAATACACATGATGTTTGCGATGTATGGCTACCCATTGTTTAGTAACCATACCTGTTGTTAACCATAACCAAAATCGCATAAAGTGACTTAGTATAGGATTAAATTCTATCCCCTTATGTGCTTGACCACGATGAAGAAACAGAGTAACACATACTATAGTGATGTGTGTAACTATTAGGGTATATAAAATAATTGTCATATAGTATATAGTATAACCAACAAAAAAGGCTCCGAAGAGCCTTTTGAGTATTTCCTAAATCTTTAAAGATTATTGGAATGATAGAGTAGCTGAATTGATACCAATTTCGCCCAAGTAGTCAGCTGCATTACCAAATGATGATGCAGTGTTTGTCAACTCGATATAACCATAACGAGTCATAAATGATACTACTGGTTCGAATGTTGATGGATCAAGAACAACACCAGAAGACATCAAAGGAATATATGGGCAATAGAATGCTGCTGCATCTGTCTCGCTTGAACCTTTGTATCCAACTAGAACTGCTTGGCTATCGCTAGCATAGCTATTAACGAACACACGCATTGCACCGTTCAATGTACCAACCAATTTTGTATTTGTTGGTGCTTCGAATGTACCTTCTGTAGTACGTGCAAAAGCTGAAGTTGTAGCAGATTGAAGAATTGTCAATGCTGCTGGACTTACAACTGCCCAGTTACCTGCGCCACGACGTGTGCGTTGAGCAATCAAGTTAGCAACACGATTAATCAATACTGCTAAAGCTGCATGCTCGTCACCAACGAAAGTAGCTGTACCAGATACAGTAGCTTGGTTGTATGTGAACTCAGTTGTAGCCAATGTTGATAGGCTCAAGAGAATCTCTTGATCGATCTCAGCTGTGATCTCTTGTGCAAGAGCAGCCATAATCTCTGCTTCAACGTCAATACCATGTTGTGATTGTGCGTCTTGAGCAGCCTCGAATGTCCAACGTGCTTGCAATTTACGTGATTTAGCTTCAACAGCTTGACGTAGAATTTGAACGCTGATTTGCTTACCTCCATTACCTTCTAATACAGATGTATTAGCACCAGTATAACCAGTAGCACTTGAAGAACCACTTGGAACTGTTGAATAAGCTTGAGCAATCTTGAACGGGCTTAATGCCTCTTCACCAGCTGTTACGCTTGTATTGCTTACACCATCGCTAGTTACGCTATTAGCATAACGAACACGCAATGTGTGAATCTGACCAACTGGACCTGTCATTGGTTGAACGCCTACCAACTCGTTAGCAATAACTGTTGGCATTACACGACGGATAACTGGTAGAATAACACGATTCAATGTTGCAATGTTACCTGCAGTAGTTGTACCTGCTGAAGACTCAGCTAATAGTGATTTTTTAGTGTTCTCTAAAATAACACTCATTGTTGAACGGCGAGTACCTTTAAGACCTTCAAGTAGGGCTTCTTTGGTCTCGTCCCAACGACCTTCTAATAGAACTTGTGACATAATTATTTTTCTCCTAAATTCAATGTCTTAAAATTAAATACCAGCCAAACGTCTTAGATCAATCACGTTATCACGTGCTGTTTCATCGACTTCTTGTTTTGTGGTAGCTTTATCCCCAGTAACTGCTTTAGTACTCTCTGATAAAACAGACTTTTTAGTTTCTTTCTTTTCAGTAATAGTGTTTAGCACTGCAGGTAGATACTTGTCGAAAGCGGCTTGCAATTTTGGTGTTTGCACACTTTCTAGTAAGTCACGCATTACTTTTGCTTTTTCCTCATTTAGAGTTCCTAGCAATTCATCCATAGTTTTTTGACGACTATTAGACTCTTTAATAATACGAACTTCACGTTCTTTACTTTCAACTAACTTTTTAGTTTCGTTGACTTGTTTAATTGATTCAGCTAATTGCTGATCCTTTTGTTGTAGTTGTGCGAACAACTTACGTGTTTCAGCTTTCTCATTTAAATGAGTTACACTAAATTCACTTGCAAAAGATTCAAAAATACGGCGACCAAAATCGTTTTCACGAGCAGTCTTGATATCTTCTTTCAATTGGCTTAACTCACCCTTAAGATGTCTAGCAACAGATTCGTTAACACGTTTTCCACTTTCAGCAACAAAACGTGCTTTCAATGATTCTAACTGTTGACGACCTTCAGCAACTAACTTAACCTTTGCTTCTACAACTGCTTGTTTGTCTTGAGAGAATTCTTTAATTTCTTTCGCAAGAGCTTGAACAACGAATTGCTCTAACTTTTGTTGACTTTCTAATTGTATTTTACGCTCACTACGCAATTCTTTGATTTCTTCTGATAATTTAGTTACCATAAAATCATTGAATTTGTTTGCGTTTTCACGCAACTTTTGATGCGCTTTAACGCGGTCTTCGTTCATCGCTTGTTTTTCAGCTTGAAATTCTTCAATCTCAGCTTGCAAACTTTCTGTAACCATATTATCAAGGGCTTCGACCATAACATTTTTGTCATGTTCGTAACGTTGTGCAAACTCTTCACGTAGTTCAGCACGTACTTGCTCACGAGCTTCATTCAATTTAGATTCCCATGCCTCGTTTATCGCTTGGCTTGTTTCTTCATTGATGATACCAGATTCAAGTAATGGTTTGATAATTTCCAAACTCATTATATTTCCCCTTTAAATTTTGAGGTCTTTGATAAGACGAGTTACCTCATCTCTCAAATATCTCTGTACTTTACTGTCGTTTTGTGCTTCTTTTACATTAGTCAAAACTCTATGTCCATGTCTCATATTCATAAGACCTTCATAGATTGCTTTGGGGTATGCATTTGGAGCACTAGGTTGTGCGACAATATCCACAGTGACTATTTCAAAGTCACTAACCTTACCTGTTGCATCGTCAACGTTACCGCTGCCTCTGCTGGATACTCCTAGTTTCACACCACTGTCCAACATAGTAGATACTAGTTGTCCCATTGGTGTTGGTAATATTTTTAATTTGCCAAATCCGTTAGCACCGTCCATCCACATTTGAGTAATCATATGTGATACACGATCTAAGTTTATTTTCAAATCATCTGGGTGATCTACTTCACCTAATACGCTATAACCATTAGTGATTTGTTCATTGAGTGTAGTAACTGCCATTTCAATTTCAGACACAGGGTAAACACGCTCATTTGCGTTTTTAACCCCGCCCTGAATAAAGATACCTTTCATGTAAAGGCTCTTTTTACTACCTTCACCTTCACTCTCGACCACCATTTGTGCGCGGTCGAACGTGAGGTTCTCTTTGAGATACAAAGCCATTATCTCAGGTTACCTTATTTAACAATCTTTTTAGCAGACTTTTTAGACTCAATTACTGATTTAGTATTTGAACCATTATCACCTGCTTTAGCTTTTGGTGCAGCTTCTGTTTTGCTTCCATCTTGTCCTGGAGCATTTTTATAATTACCTGGAATTGTTGTTGGGGCTTTTACTGTTCCACCTGATGTATTACCATCATTTGTGTGAACTGCTTTAGCACCGTTGCCTGGTACTTTTGGACCACTGCTTACAACACTTTTAGCGTTTTGACCATTATCGCCATGAGTTACAGAAACCTTCTTTAGTTGAATTGCTTCTTCTAAAGTATCTTCTTCCTCTTCTTCGTCTTCTTCATCGTCAGCGGCTTCCATCATGTCTTCTTCGTCTTGATCTTCTGCGCCTTCTTCGTCTTCTTCATCATGATCTTCACCGTTCATGATTTGTTCAAATTCAGCCATGAGTTCGTCTAATTTATCTTCTAAATCAACAACACGATCTTCTAGGCCTTCTTCGCCTTCTTCGTGATCCATCTCATCGCTATCCATTTCCATAGAATCTTCATCACCCATACCGTCATCATCAACTTCGATATCAGCAAATTCATCTTCTTCTTCGGTCATTCCTTCTTCTTCAATGCCGATTTCATCTAATAAGCCACCAACTTGGTCGCCTTCTTGCATTTCATCTTGTGCCATCAAGTTCTCATAGATTTCGCGGCTTTTTTCAACAACGATATCATGGAACATAGCACGTGCTTGTTCTTCATCTTCATTGATAATTAAATCAATTAACTTTTCAAATTTTTTGTTGTCCATTATTTGTCTCCTGATTAGAATGGCTTCTGTAGAATTATTTAGTGCATATGCAATAAAACTACTCAATAAGTGAGTATTTTTAGCGTTTTTTGCAAAGATAAGAGATTTATCTTATAAACCTGGTTGTTCAGGTGCTGCAGGAGTATATTGTTTGCGAATTTTTTTTAGATTTTGTGCTTTTTCAAAGTTACGAACATCTAACATTTTACGTAACTTTCTAATTTGACGTAGTGTCAATTTTGTTTTACGGCTATCTTTCCATTTAGGTTTACTATTATCAGAACTAGTATCCTGATAACCTTCGATAGCAGCGTCAAACATTTCAAATAATTTCACTTGGTTATTTCCTATGAAGTATTTATCACATATTTGGCGCGCCAGCGGGTGCACCTGCAGCAGCTGCTGGCATTGCTTCAGGTCCTGCTACTGCAGGTGGCATTGCTTCAGGTCCTGCTTCTTCTGTACCCATATCTTCCATGTTGTCAGCAGTTTCAGCATCTGTTTCCATATCACCTGGACTAATACCAATACTACGTAAATCATTACCTGATGTTTCTGAATCTTCAGGTGCTTCACGTTCTTCAAACCATAGTTGTTGATTCTTTTCAATTTCTTCTTGTGTTAATCCTAGGAAACGTTCCATCGCAAAACGCTTAGACATATAAGGAAATGCTTCCATGGTTTGAAATACTGATACACGTGCATTATCTAATTCACTCTGACGGTAAGCTGCAAAGTTTTGGGGTGCATTGAATTTAATATCAAACAATGAACTATCAATATTTAACCCTCTCCAACGCATAAACAATTTAAATTCTTCATTCAATTTTTGACTGATATACTTCTGTAATCTTTCGCAATATTGATTGAAACGAAACTCTTGAATCATAGCAGTACCAACACGACCATCACTCAATGGGGTAGGATTATCTTCAGGACCTTGTGGTAAATATGAACTTGGTACACGTAAACCACGTGCTAATCTATTGTTAAAATAACGCAAATCATCAATTTGTCCTAAGTTATCACCACCGGGTAATGTTGTAACATCACTACCTCTACCATCAGCAGTAACCGGAAAGAAGTAATCTTCGTTCATTGATAATGGATTATATGTAGCATCCATAATACTAGAACCGCCACCTACGCTTGGAATACGTCTTTGATGTATCTCATTTTTAACTCTATCAACAAAAGCCATAGCCATATGACTTGGCATATTACCCACGTCAATCTTGAAAACTCTACGTTCTGGTGCACGTTGTACACGATAGATAAGAATAGCATCTTCAAGCAATTCTTTTTGCTTGTATACTTTGAAAATATTCTCAAGTACTGACTGACCAAAGGGCCAATATCTGTCTAAGCCTTCTGTCAAGCTTAAATGTAATATATGTTTTGAATCGATAGCAGCTTCATTTA